GGTACAAGGCTCGCGAACGCTATGCGTTTGGTTGGTCGGATCCTCGTGGTATCTTCGGGTCTCCTGGCGCGTAAAAGATCGAGGGGGAGGGGCAACCCTCCCCCTCTTCTATCACCTAGGTTTTTATAGCCCTAGCGACTGGCCTAGCAGACGCTTACGAAGACTCTAGGGCAAACCCTTTCGTAAGGAGGTATTTTACAATGAGTACTACACGTTTTTCTGGACCCGTAGCATACAGTGGTGGAGCAAACCAAACCGCTGGAGGCGCGTGGTTTACAAACTTACCAATTCAAACCAACCCTGATTATGTTTTCCAGTATGAAGATTTCATTGGGATTGCGGTTGACGGCACTAATGATTGGACCTATTCACAACTTACCAGTGGTACGGGTGCCATTAAAGCTGACGCTATCGGCGGGTGGTATGAAATTTCCGGTTCTGGATCAGACAACACTGGTGCCTCTATTCAAGGCAACGAAGTCTGGGGACCGGAAGCCAGTAAGAACATATTCTTTGAAACTCGCATCATTATGTCAGATGCGGATCAGATGGATATGTTTGTTGGTTTTTGTGAGAATGGTGCTTTAGCTACAGGCGTCCCTTTTGGAACTAATAATCAGATTGGTTTCCTTGTTGTTGACGGGGCAGCAGATATTTACGCTGTTACGGACAATGGCGGAACTGAAACTAAAACTGATACCGGCGTTGATTTTTCTGACGGGTCGGTTACCGGAAGTACAATCACCAATGATCGTCGGCTTGGTTTTATTGTTCGGGGAACTGGACAAGTAGAATTTTATGTTGATCGAAAATTGGTCACAACCACAGTTTCAACTACAACTATCCCAACTGCTCAAATGACTACATGGTTAGCGGCTGTATCTGGTGAAGCTGTCGCTAACGTGGTTGATTGTGACTATCTCTTGACGGTAGCCCAGCGTACCACGGATGGTATGGTTCAATACAACAAACAGCCGTAGTGGGTGAAATTTGGATTAGGGGGGGTGACTTCCCCCTACTTCCCTTTATAGGAGAGTCACATGGCTGATGCTGTAACAACAACAACAGTAATTGACGGTGCTAGGACTGCCGTAATTTATTGTACCAATACCAGTGATAATAGTGGTGAAGCGGCTGTTACTAAAGTAGATGTATCGGCACTATCTTCTCGCCAAGATGGAACCGCTTGTACAGGAGTTAGGCTTGAGAAAATTGTTTTTTCAAATGTCGGCATGGGCGTAAAAATACTGTGGGATGCAAGCGCTGATGTTATTGCGGCTGAATTACCCGCTGATTATTCCGATACTTTAGATTATTCTGATATTAGCGGACTTCCTAATGTTGCTGCTGCTTCAGGGAAAACTGGGGATATACAGTTTACAACAGTAGGTCATGGCACTGGGGATACTTACTCAGTAGTACTTTACTGTTTAAAAGAATACTAGAGTCATGTCGGAGTCTTTGGATAGGAAAAATCAACTCGATATCGTTGAAGTTCGGGGGGATTTAAAACTTTTATCCGAGAGATTGGATGTTATAAAAAACAACGATCTTGTCCATATACAAAAAGGTGTGGATGGGATTAATAAAATTCTTTGGGCCGTGGGCCTTTTACTTTTAGGACAAGTAGCTTTTGCTGTAAAAACGGCTCTTTGGAGTTGAAGATTGAGGGACTTTTATTGTTATGGCTGTTTCCGGATCAAAAGATTTCGAACCAGATGTCGCTGAATATATAGAAGAAGCTTTTGAGCGATGTGGTCTGGAGTTAAGGACTGGCTATGACGCCAGAACGGCTCGTCGTTCTCTTAACTTCTTGTTTGCAGACTGGGCAAATCGTGGTCTTAATCGTTGGACCATTGAGCAAGTAACTCAAACTGTTGCGGCAGATATTATTGAATATCCCCTGGGGAAAATTACTTTATCTGTCGCCGCGAGTGGAAGCTTTTCACTTGCAGAAACCATAACCGGAGGAACCAGTGCGGCCACTGCATATGTGATAACAAAGCCTTCGGCCACGAGCATGACTATTACAATTCCTTCCGGAACTTTTGTAGCCGCTGAAACCATAACCGGAGGAACCAGTGCAGCTACGACAACTGTTTCTACCGCCCCCTCCTTGGTAGACGTTCAATCGTCCATAGATATTTTATCTGCGGTTATTCGGCGCAGCAGCCAAGATATTTCTATCCAACGAATGAGCCGGGATGATTATTTAAGTATTCCAAATAAAACAACCACCGGAAGACCCGTTCAATTTTATGTTGATCGTCTAATTACCCCTGTAATTAAAATATGGCCCGCTCCAGAAAACAGCACTGACCAATTGATCTACGACAGGTTGGTTCGTATAGATGATGCTGATACATCTGTTAATACAATTGAGGTTCCTTTCCGATTTTATCCTTGTCTAGTTGCTGGGTTGGCATATTACATTTCATTGAAACGAGCCCCAGACAGAATACAGATTCTAAAAACTCTTTATGAAGAAGAGTTTGAACGTGCTGCCTCAGAAGACCGCGATAGAGCATCTCTTTCCATAGTTCCATCGGAATCCAGCTTACGGGTAACAGGGTAATGGCTAGGTTTGCTTCTAGTAAATATGCCCTCGGGATTTCAGATCGCTCTGGTGTAGCGTATAAATTACGCAACATGAGAAAAGAATGGACAGGTTTCTTAGTCGGGAAAGATGAATGGGAGACTAAACAACCGCAACTCAATCCTCGGAAAGTAGTTGGAGACCCACAAGCTTTGAAAAATCCTAGACCAGATAGAATAGAACCTGCTGTTATGGTTCTTTTGCCCTTCAATAGTTTTCGTTCGGCAGGATCAGGAACAACAACAATAACGGTGACAGAACCGGGTCATGGTCGCTCAACGGGAGACACTGTAAGATTTAGAGATATAATCCCTTTTGATGGTTTTGCGGAAAGTATGTTGGAAACTGCGGCAGGCTTTTCTATAACAAAAGTTGATTCCGCGAGCTATACCTTTGTTGCGACTAGTGGGACAGCAACTTCGGGAAGTGTCGCGGGTGGTGGCTCAAATGCATCCGCCGGTCCTGTAACGGTGAGCGCGTAACATGGCTTTTACATTCACAACCTTAAAGACGGCTATTCAGGACTACACCCAGAATACGGAGACTACTTTTACCAGCCAACTATCAAGATTTATCATAAATTCTGAGGAGAGAATTCTAAAAGAATGTCAGCTTGATGTTTTCCGTAGAAATGTGTCCGGAAGCTTAACTACTTCAAGTAAGTTTTTAGCAAAACCGGAGGCTTTTTTATCCCCCTTTTCCTTGAGTGTAATTGTAAGCTCGGAAAATAAGTTTCTTCTGTATAAGCAGGTAACTTTTTTACAGGATTATACGCCTAATCCCGCCACTATAGGAGAGCCTCTATATTATGGGGACTGGAATGACGAATCTTTAATAGTTGCTCCGACTCCAGATGATGATTATGCCGTTGAATTACACTATTTTTATAGACCAACTTCAATCACATCAACTAGCGATGGAACCAGTTGGCTTGGAACAAATGCGGAGTTAACCCTTCTATATGGTGCCTTGGTGGAAGCTTATACTTTTATGAAGGGCGAAACTGACATGCTTCAATTGTATAACTCCCGATTCCAAGAATCTTTACAGTGGTTGAAGAATCTTGGAGAGGGCAAGCAAACAAGAGATGAATACCGTTATGACCGTATTCGGATAAATGTCGCATGATTGATCTTAAAGGAGCATCGGTAGCTTTAGTCGGATTAGGGGATTCCCAGCGGGAATACACCTCTTCAGTTGCCAACGGCGCGGAATATGATGAGGTGTGGGCTGTAAACTCCATGCTAGCGCCAATTAAGCATGATCGAGTGTTTATGATGGATCCTCCATCAAGGTTTTTTGATACCGACTTAGCGGGTAAGCAAACAGCCGCTCTTAGAAGAGAATTACCTAATCACCCTGGGCCTATCTACACATGTGAACTTGATAGCAGAGTTCCAGGGGCCGTTCTTTTCCCGCTAGAGAAAATCATCGAAAAGACGGGGCTTTGTTATTTTAATAACACAATC